ACAGACCGAGAAGATCGACCGTGAGATCTTGGCACAGCGGGATGAGATGCGAGAGCAGAAAGCCAACGAAGATCTGAAGGATGCTCTGAATGAGTGGCAGGAGATCGTAGCGGAGGAAGGCCCTGAAGTCTACGGGCGAGGTCCCCTTCAGGGTGCCCGAGTCACAATGGGTGTGGCTGACGACACGGTGAACTCGCCGGCTCACTACAACACCTATGGCGTGGAGTGTATCGACGCCATCAAGCTCGCCGTAGGTGAGGACGGCTTCCGTGGCTACTGTCACGGCAACGCTCTCAAGTACCTGTGGCGTGCAAACTACAAGGCCGATGCTACTGAGGACCTGAAGAAGGCAGCATGGTACTCACGCATGGCGACAGGAGATGATCCCCGTGACGAGTAATGGAAACGGTATGACCCCGGAAGAGATGTCGCTCATCAAGCTGAGCCTCATGTACGACCGCGGGCTCGATCTGGATAGCCGTGCTCTCTACATCTTTGATGGGATTGACGAGAATATGTCTGAGAGTATTGTGATGGGTCTGAACTATCTGTCTCGCACAGACGGTCCGATCACCATGCTCATCAACAGCCAAGGTGGCTCGGTGTCAGATATGTTTGCCATCTATGATACGATGCAGGCTTGTCAGAATGAGATCACGACTATCGGGATAGGTGAGGTCTGCTCCGCTGCGGCTCTGCTGCTGGTGGGTGGCGACTACCGCCTCGTGTCCCGCAACTGTCTCTTCATGGCTCACCAAGTACAGGGCGGGTACAACGTGGACGAGTCCCTCAACACAGCCGAGGTGCAGCTCGCTGCGGTCAGGGTATGTTGGGACCGCTGGGCAAAGTGCATGGCAGAGCACACCGCGCTGTCCGAAGCCTACTGGAAGAACGAGCTGCCGGCCAAGGTGGGTGAGCTGTGGCTCCCAGCAGAGAAGATGATCCTGAAGAAGAACCGGATAGCTGACGCTATCTGGGAATAGAACCAGCGAGTAGAGGCTTTCCTCCCCTTGAGCCTCCTCGCACCGGCCCTCAGACAGGTTGCCTCCCTCCTGTCTGGGGGTTTTTTGTCGATTCCTGTGAGATGCAACCTCATGGCGTTAGAGCAGGTGCCCGCTGTAACGGCAGGAAACCGCATCCACAATTGGCCTGTGCTGCACGATCTTTTGGAATAGGTAGTAGAGTGAGGGGCAATATCACCCCTGTTTACAGCGCAGTTCTGGGCCGCTGTAGCGCACGCTCGTGGCGTTAGAAAGATACTGCCGGGGTAAGAAGAAGAAGCGGTTTTCCCGAAGTACAAATCTAACACATAAAGGAGTAGCTTATGTGCGGAGGTATGCCTAAACAGCAACCCCAGAAGCGCGATCTTCCGCCCCCGGCTCCGCCCGTTGAGCTGATTCTCGATGAGAAGGATGCTCAGGCGATGGCGGCACGGCGTGGCAAGAAGCAGAAACGAGCTGGACGCTCCGCTCTCGTGACCCCCGGCCTGAACATCAGCGCAACAATTTCACCAGCAGGCGGCGGGACAGGCGCAGGTGCAGGCGTCAGTATTGGCCGCTCTATCCGGCGCACTAGGTAGCCAGAGGAGTTAGCACATGAAGAATGAAGGCGAAGTCAAAGCTGCGTATGACAGGATGACCGAGAACCGACAGTGGTACCTCACCGAAGGTAAGGAATCCGCTCAGCTCACCATCCCCTCGATTATGGCGTCGGACCAAGACGCTTCAAACATCGCTACGCTGACCTCACCCGCAACCCTTCCAAAGCCTTGGCAATCCATTGGCGCGAAGGGTGTACGGAATCTTGCCTCCAAGCTGGGGTTGACGCTATTTCCCCCGACTGGTTCCTTCATGAGGTATCAGCTCCACCCCCAGTTCAAACGAGAGCTGGACAACGAAGAGCGAGATGACCAACGCACTGAGATTGAGCGCGCGCTGGCCATCCGTGAGCAGGTCATCATGGACGACGTTGAGGCAAACAACGTCCGCACCAAGGCTGACCAAGTGCTTCGACTTCTGATCGTAACAGGTAACGCCCTCGTCTACCTGCCGCCCGAAGGCGGGATGCGAGTCTTCCCCCTCAATCATTATGTGGTCCGCCGTGACTTTACCGGCAACGTAGTCGAGATCATCTACCTTGAGATGCTCGACAAGGCCACCCTTCCTGCAAACATCAAACAAACCCTCATCGACAACGGTGCCGAAGCAATCGACGGCGTACTGGAAACAGACGACGCGAAGAAGAGCAAGGCTGTGTCGGTGTACACTCGCCTCCGCCTCGAAGGTAAGAAGTTTATGATTACGCAGGAGGCTGATGGGTTTGAGGTTGACTTGGCCGGCAAGACATCGGTCGCCAAGAACAAGATGCCCTTCCTAGCACTCCGCTTTGTCACCATTGACGGTGAAGATTATGGCCGCGGCTATGTCGAAGAGTATCGCGGAGACCTGAAGTCCCTTGAAGAACTACGTAAAGCTATCGTGATCGCCTCGTTGAACGCAGCGAAGCTGACCCCACTGGTAGCCCCCGGCGCAGTGGTGACCCCGAAGAAGTTGATGGAGGCTGAGAACGGACGCCCCATCTTCGGACGCGAGGGTGACATTCACATGCTCCAGCAGAACAAGCACGCTGACATGACTGTGGCGATGAACACTAGCGCCCAACTCCAGAACGATCTGTCCTCGGCCTTCCTTCTCAACTCATCCTTCCAACGTCAGGCTGAGCGGGTGACTGCCGAAGAGATCCGACGTATGGCTGAGGAGCTTGAGGATGCGCTTGGCGGCGTGTACTCCGTGCTGTCGCAGGAGCTTCAGCTCCCACTGGCGATTCGCACAGAGGATCGACTTATCAAAGAGGGTGCGCTCGTAGAGCTGGAGCCCAAGGATGCGATCAAACCTATTGTCGTGACAGGGCTGGCCGCTATCGGCAGAGGCCATGAGTTCAACCGCAACCGAGAGCTGTTCGCTTTCCTTGCGCAAGAGATCATGCCCCTCGTACCTGAGATTGGGCAGTACCTTATCCCGAGAAATATTCTTGAGCGCGGGGCCATTGGCCTTGGCGTTCCGATTGATGGACTCGTCAAGACTGATGAGCAAATCCAGCAAGAGCTGGCTGACGCACAGCAGGCCGAGATGCAGAAGTCAATGATTGATGGCGCGGCACCTCACATTGGTGAGATGGCAACGCAAGAAATGGGCGGTCAAGTATTGGCCGCAGCAGATGAAGAAACACCCGAGGCATAGAGCAGCGGGTGAAACCAAGAAGCATAGAGGAGATTCATCAAGATGGGCAGAACTAAACAGAATGAATCCGATACGAGCGGCAGCACGCTTGCTGACGATACGGGCGTTGACCCGGAAAAGGAAACTGTAGAGGCTACGGATGTGAAAGTCACACCCAAAGCAAAGGCTAAGCGTACTCGTCTGTTTCGCGGACAGGATTGTGAGATTATCAAGACGACTAAAAACACCTCAACAGGTGCCGTTTACGACCTCATTCTTTACAAGCGCAACGTTACGAACCGCCGAACTGGCGAGGCGAAGGATGTGTTTGTAGGCCACAAACTCAGGCGCGAAGGTACTGGCGTAGTGTCAGCGAACCGCGAAATTGAGATTGAGCAAGAAGTAGAGGAGTAGACATGGGCGAAGAAAAGACCGACCTTGGTGGACACGAAAACATAGTCTTCCAAGTAGAGGCTGAGGATGCACTCGCCGCAAAAGAGTCAGGAAACTATGACCTTGGCGAGGGCACGAAAGAAACTACACCCGAAGAGAAGGCTCCCGAAACGGAGTCAATGTCAATCATCTCTGACGTAGACCCCGGAGACCCTAAGGCTGAGACCGAAGAAGAAGAAGAAGTCAAAGCTGAAGACACAACGGAAGACACGGACGAGGAAGCAAAGACAGACGAGGAAGCAAAGACAGACGAGGACGAGAAGCCGAAGGAAACTGAGGCCACACCGTTCGATGCTGATTATGACAAGTGGACGCAAGAGTTCATGACTGACGGCGAACTCAGTGATGAGAGCCGTGAGGAAGTTCTGTCCTCAATCTTTGCAAAGGGTGTACCCGAAGAGTTGAAGTCCCAACTGGTAGAAGCATATGAAGCCGGTTTGACCTCGCTCAAAGCATCCGCAACAAAGGATGCGTTTGACATAGTTGGTGGAGTCGAGAAGTACCAGAATATGCTGGGCTGGGCTCAAGAGAATCTAACCGAAGGTGAAGTTCTTGCTTTCGATGGTGATGTTCTCGGCACCAATGTTGACAGACGTAACACAGCCATCAAAGGTCTGCACGCCCGTATGCAACAGGCCCTTGGTTCAGAGCCGAACTTTGAACCGAACTTGGCGCACGATGGATCTAAAGCTGGCGGCGAACCGATTATCAGTTCGCGACAAGAGCTAGCGGTGATCCAGGGGACCGACGCTTACAAGAAAGACCCGGCGGTCCGCGCAAAAGTCGCGCGTCAACTACAACAATCAATGGCTACAGGCAAATATCTTGCTTGAGCCCCTTTTCCCCAACACCTTAGGAGATTAAACTATGGCTTCTGCCTCAACACCGAGTCGAGTTGGTCAGTCCAACTTGACAGGAACCACGACCACTCTGTTCCTCGAAGAATTTTCGGGAATGGTTTTGGAACGGTTCGACAAAACTCAGATTACGGATGATCGTCAGATCGTTCGCACAATCAAAAGCGGAAAGTCCGCACAGTTCCCGATTACATGGTCCACCGTTGCGGCGTATCATACGCCGGGCAACGAGATCGTAGGTCAAACGGTTGCTCACGCTGCCAAGACCATCTCGATTGAAAGCCTTCTGTACTCGGACGTATTCGTTGACGTGCTGGATGACGCGATGAATCACTACGAAGTGAAGTCGATCTACGCTCACCAAATCGGTGAGGCACTTGCGAACGCACGGGACATGAATACGTTCCGCGCTATCTTCGCAGGCGCGGCTGCTTCTCACCCCATTACCATCGCTCAGACCGAGAATGATGGCACGCAGATTCAGTCTGCTGGCCTCTCGACTACGGCTGCTGTGGCGAAGGCTGCTGTCTATGACTCGGCGCAGACTTTGGACGAGAAGAACATCCCGACGACCGAGCGCTACTGCGCACTTCGTCCTCTGACTTGGTACCTCCTGCTCGAAGACGGTGAGTTCATTCATCGTGACTACGACGGACAGGGATCAAAGGCTGTGGCAACCATGCCGTTCGCCGCTGACCTTCAGGTCTTGAAGACGAATAACCTCCCCATTCTGGAAGAGGATTCGACTGTACCCGCGAACGTTCCGACGGCACTCCACGCCGACTTCCGAGAGTTGTGCGGCCTCGTGTGGCACAAGTCTGCGGTTGGAACCGTGAAGCTGCTTGACCTCGCTACTGAGATCGAGTGGGACACCCGCCGACAAGGCACCTTGCTGATTGGCAAGTACGCCATTGGCCAGTCCTACCTCCGCACGGAAGCGTGTGTCAGCATCGAAGACACGAGCATCGTGTAGTACCCCGCCCCCTGAGGCAAACCGAGCGGCCCAGTATCCGCTCACCTCAGGGGGCACCTTTCCCCCTACCCGTGAGGACCCCCTATGGCAATCCCTACCCAGACCACAGAGCTGTCAGCAGTCAACCTCATGCTGGCTTCCATCGGTGAGCGTCCTATCGTCAACTTGGATGACAACCAACGCGCTGATGTAATGCGTGCTTTGTCCACGTTGAATGAGACCAACGTCCTCGTGCAGTCCCGCGGCTGGTGGTTCAATGAAGAGCATGACCTAGTTCACGCCCCCAACGATGACGGCGAGTACATCCTTACCGACGACGTTATCAAGGTAGATCCCTCTGACGCCTCTGTTGACAACTTTGTGAAGCGCGGTAAGAAGCTCTACAATACCACGACTTGGACCACGACAGGCCACTCCACTCCTCTCGCACTGGATCTCGTGAGACTACTCCCCTTTGATGATCTTCCTGAAACCGCGAAGATCTACATTGCCCGCAGAGCCGGCGTTATTTATCAGACCCGCTCCGTAGGCTCCCCTACCTTGTTTGAGTTCACCAGCCGTGACGCCCAAGAGGCATACGGTACGCTTCAGGAGGAAGAGCTTGAGCACGTAGACACCAACCTCACCCACTCACCCGGTATCTTCGATGCTGTTTGGAGGCGGTAATGGCCAAACGAAGTCGCGCGAACGAGCTGGTCTCCAAGTCGATTGACAAAGTTCTCAACGGAGTTAGCCAGCAGCCGCCCACGATCCGCTTCATGGATCAGTGTGAAGCGCAGGACAATATGATCTCGAAGGTTTCGGACGGGGTATCTCGCCGACCGCCCACTGAGCATGTTGCCCCGCTTGACATTAACCCCGTTCCGACCGAGGGCTACAAAGCCCACGTCCGCGCCCGCGACGAAGATACCCAACACCTCGTACTGATTGAGAACGGAAACATCCGAGTCTTCAATCTATTCACGGGAGTTGAGGCTACTGTCACTGACACCTCTGGCACCTATCTTGACATCACTGGCGACGACGCTAACAAAGCCTTTGCCATCACCTCTGTCGCCGACTATTCCTTCGTCGTCAACAAAGAGACCACGGTGGCGATGTCCACTGTGACTGACGCTGAAGCAACCCCGCCTCTGGTTAACGGCGTAACTCCCGCCCGTATCCACGAATTTCTGATCTACTTCTTTGAAGATGGAAAGGCCAGTGGATCAAACTGGCGTCACGATATTGGTGCCGTTGACACCGAATGGAACCTCACCAATACCGCCCCTACCCGTGGCGCTGAGCCCGGTGACATGATCCTCCGCCTGACTGACCACGTTTACAACGCGACGAACTACCCGCGATGGGACTTCAACATCCCCAATATCAACGTACTTCACTGCTGGCAGGACACTGACGTTGGTAACCCCGACTCCCTCACCGTTCCCGGCTACTTCTACAGTGATGAGGTCTACTCGTACATTGGCCCGCAGACTCAGCGGTTCTCTGACCTCCCCGCGAAAGGCGTGGATGGTCTGCTCACTGAGATCACCGGAGCCGATGGTAACGAAGAGAACAACTACTGGGTGATCTTTGATGAGGAGCTGAGTGCGTGGGTTGAGACTGTTGGCCCCGAGCAGCAGGACATCTTTGACGCCTCTACTATGCCTCACGTCCTCATACAGACAGGCGCGAGCACCTTCGACTTCAAGCCCCAAGACTGGGACGACCGCCTCAAAGGCGACGTTGACTCTGCCCCGGAGCCCAGCTTCGTAGGACGACAGATCACAGACGTGTTCTTCCACAAGAACCGCCTCGGCTTCCTCGCGGGAGAGAGTGCGGTTCTATCCGAATCCGGCGAGTTCTTCAACTTCTGGCCCACAACCGTCACTACCATCGTAGACTCTGATCCCATTGACGCCGCCTGTACCAACAATCGTATCGCGCTGCTCGACCACGCTGTCCCCTTCGACCAAGAGCTGTACCTTTTCTCCGGTCACGGCGGAGTACAGAACGTGTTGAAGCAGGGCGGAGAGTCGATGACCAACGCCTCGGCTCAGATCGTTGAGGTGTCGGCATACCCCACATCTACTTCCGTGAAGCCCAGAGCGACCGGACAGGGACTTTATTTCACCGTTGACCGCGGAGTATCTAGCGCTGTTTTCCACTACGTGGTGCAAGACGAGGGCCGTCCTGAAGCCTTTGACATCACCGCCCACGTCCCCACTTACATTCCCAACAACGCCAGAGACCTCACAGTCTCCTCGAAAGAGAACATTCTGAGTATGTTCTGCGGCACCGATTCCAACACGCTTTACACCTACTCGTTCTTCTTCGTGAATGGCGAGCGGGCTCAGAACTGCTGGTCAAAGTGGGACTTCGCTGATGACTACTCGATCCTCGCTGCTGAGTGGGTGAACGAAAAGCTCTACCTCGTGATCGAACGGACTGACGGGGTGTACCTCGAAGTCATCAATATCGCCACCCTCACGGATGGTGATTTGAACTTCCGCGTCCACCTTGACTCCCTCTATGAAACCACTGGCGTCTACACTGTCGCCGACAACCTCACCACTTGGACACTCCCTTACGATTCTGACCCTGAGACCTACGGGACCTTCCAAGCCATTCTGACCGACACCGACCACGGCGTCGAACTCGGCGCTGTCGTTCCCCTCACCTACCTCTCATCCACCGAGGTCACAGCAGAAGGGGATCACTCCGCTGGAGCGGCCCACATCGGCAGGACCTACACGCACAACTATGAGTTCACCAAGCCTGTCATCACCGCCCCTGATGCGTCAGGCAGAGATCAAGTATCCGTAACACAGGGACGCCTACAAATCAAAAAGTTCAAGATTCTTACCAAGATGTCGGGTGGATTTGAAGCCCGCGTTACCAGCGACGAAGTGAACCAGAACGAAGTGGTCACTGCGGAAGCTGAGTACGTCTACATCTTCCCCTCCAAGATTGTTGGAGCGGGTACGGTGGGAAACTTCAATCCCAGAGAAGTCGATGAATTTCTCTTTGACGTAGGAGTCGAAAGTACATATGCGAAAATCAGAATCACAGGATCGAGCCACCTACCCTTCACCCTCGTGGGAGCGGAGTGGGAGGGATACTACTCAGTCAGGGCGTCGAGGATTTGAGGCATGGGCTCAGCCCGCTCGCCTCGAAGACGTGGCAGCCATTGAAGTCGAAGGGTTCCGTGTAGCGGATGAGCGCGAGTGCTACTCCATGTGTGGAGACACTGCTGCCCTCCAGTGCTACAAAGCCTTGGACACCCCTGACGCCGATACTTTCACCATTATGGCGAATGATTATCCCGTCGGGATGTTTGGCGTGGTGCCCAAGATTGATCTGGAGAGCGTACCCGGTCAGGGTATCGTTTGGTTCCTCGCCTCCAACGGACTCTACGATGTCAAACGATCCTTCATCAAGCAGTGTCCCGTCTGGCTCACCCACCTCCAACGCTACTACCACCACGTTGAGAACTTCGTTCACATGGACAATACGGTAGGGCTCAAATGGGTTGAGTACCTTGGCTTCACGCTTGAGGGTGTGGTGAACCACGGAATCCTGGGGGAGAGATTTATGCACGTCACCAAAACACAACTTTAAGAAAGGAGCGCTTATGCAGTGCCCGGTTACCATCGCCGTCATCACCGCGGCTGTAGCTATCAGCCAAGTGGTGCTGCAATACAAGATGCAACAGAAGCGAGCCAAGATCGCGCGTAACATCGCCGACCAAAAGGCGCAGGCTCAGTACACACAGTCCCGAAACCAAGCTACCCGCGCGGTCGCTCAAGAAGCTGAAGCAGCCGCGGCTGAAACAATTGAAGCGGCTGAGACCCTTGGACAGGTTCACAACTATCAGAATCGTGGTGACATGCAGATGGCCGCGCTCTCCCGACAGGCGTCGAGGATCGAGCAGGCAAACGCAGTCAGCCGAGATGTTCGTGTGGCCTCCGTGTACGGCGACGTGCGAGATGCCTACCGTAACATCCAAACTACTCATCACGCGACCTACGCCCAGAACAAGGGACCGTCTACGGTTGGCCTTGCCATCGGTATTGTCGGCGGTGCTGCCTCCGGCTTGGCCGCTGGTATAAGCGCTGGCGGTGGTACAACGTGGGCTTCATGGAAGGGAGGAAGTGCGGCGACGAAGCCCACTGGCGGAGCAGTCTCAATGCTCAGCGCCTCGCTCCCCGCCTCCACGGACTATGACTACACCCTCGCGTAAACTTAGGAGACAAGATGGCCATTGATATTCGCAAGTACCGCTCTACGTCCGTCCGTGTCCCTACGATTGATGCCAGCACCGGACGACGTTACAACGAAGATCCGATTGGCACGGGCTTGGACCAGCTCCAACGCTTGCTCGCGTTTGGAACCGGCGTCTGGAAAGAGAAGCAGAACGTGAAGGCTGAGCTTAACGCTGAGAAGCTCAAGGATATGTTCGCCGGCTATATCTCCTCGGATGGAGTGGAGGTGTCCAACCAACAGCTTGACGCCGAATACTTTGCACAGACTGGAGCACACATTACTGACTTGCCGGGAGGGCAGATCAACTTGGACCGTGCAACCGGGACCAAAGCGGCGGTTATCGGTGTGAAGGACATGCACGCACAGTACGCCGATGGCGCGTTCAGAGACACAGGAGCGCAGGGAGTTCAAGAGGCATGGGACGCCCAGCATCAGACTCTCGTAGACGAAGGCCGGAACCCCGGTGAGATTGACAGCTACTATGCCAGCTCCGTGGAAGCTGTAACTAAATTGAAGGGCCTCGCACAGAAGCAGCTCACAGTCCGACAAGACAACGAGAAGTTGGGGATCATCACGACCACCCTGACCGAACGGCTTGAGACTGACATGGACCACGACGAGACCGTAGCGGCGTTCCGAGAGTATGGACAGTCAGCGGTTGAGAATCTTCCCAATGCTACTGACGAAGAGCTTGAGCAGGGAGCACTGGACACCTTTAAATCATGGGCTACAGAGCCCCATAACCTTGATGAGGTCTCTCCGAGAGCTAAGGCCATACTTGAGTCTGGCGCAGTCTTTACATCCGCCGGCAAACGAACGCTGGACGCCATCGTTGACGCTGCTGAAATAGATCAGGAGACCCGCGCAGGCATCCCCACAGTTGAGCAGGAAAACGAAATTCGCGCATTAGGGCCGCGGCTACAAAAGGCTTGGCTGGCAAACGACCAAGAGAAGATTGCCGAGCTGGCCAACCAAGCTATGGGCATCCACCAGAACTTCGGGATGTCATGGTCAAACGGCTTCATTGATGGTCTCGACAAAAACGACGCCTTCGGAAAGCAGGTCCAGAGAGGCTCGTCTGATGACGAACTCATCGCGCAAGGAATGGCGATCACACACTACACCTCAAATGGCCACACCGCCGCCCTTCAGGCTATGAACACCCCGCTTTACCAAATAGGACGGGGCTACACCGAAGCCGGCAAGAAGATACAAGAAAAACTGGACGCTGCGATTGCAACGCTGTCAGGGTTGGCTGAAGTACCCGGACGTGTGACCCGCTACGCCAAAGAGCAAGTCGAGGCTGACCCCAACATTGGAAATGACCTTGACCGTCCCGCTGATGCGGTTCCGTACAACGAAGAACTCGTCGGCGACCTGATGAACTACTACCTACTCAACCCGCGAGCGACTGAGGTTGACGGGCGAGATTTTGTCAAGAACCATATGAAGGACCAAAGGACGGAAGACACTCTGGCCGTGGCTCGTCGCAAAGAGAACCAAGGCACCCCCGCCACCCGAGAGATCGCCACCAACCGAGTTGAGAACGCTTCCAAGAGAGAAGCGGACACCAAGGACGCTCTGACGATAGCGAAGTCTGACGTTGTGAGTGAGGAAGGCGCGAAGACAGCATGGGTCCGAGCTAACGTCCGCGTTGGTCTCGGCGGTCAGATCCCCGAAGCCACTCCCGTGATGCCCGATGAGGAGTTGCTATCCCCCGCTGACTACCCAGATCAGCAACGTCTTGATGACGCCAAATCAACAGAGCGCGAAGCGAGTCGAAACTGGCACACCGCAAGACGTGGCCTCAGCTTTGCAAACGAGCAGCTTACCGCGAAAGACCTACAACTTTCTCAGGACGCTAAACGTCAATCCCCTGACGCTCAGGTGATGGACGAAACTTACAACCAAGCTCTTCCTGAATAATTAACCTCGGCATAGGAGTTCCAATATGGCTAACGAACATGACAGCTTTGACACCACCTACGCCGCCCGTGTAGAGGAGCGCGTCCGCATCGCGGAGCAAGAGGAAAGACTGCGAGAAGAGGAGGAGGAAGCAAAACTTACGAGGCAGGTGACCGAAGCGAAACGACGCGAAGAGGCGTCACAGCAGGCCCAGTCCGAAGCCGACGTAGCCTCCCAACTCGACTTGAGCCGCGGCGAAGAGCAGACCCTTGAGGACTTCGGAGACCCAACTGAAGAGCCCGCAGCCCTCTCCCCCGCTGATGCCGGCGACATCGCAGAGGAGGGCGAAGAGCTTACCCCCGTTGAAACAGACGAAGACCTCGCTGGTGAAGACTTTGAAGAGGCTGAGGCTGTAGACGAGACCAACATCTTCGGTGATATAGCTACGGGCTTCCTTGGTGGCATCCGAGATGCAGGCGTCAACATCCTTCAGACGGTTGCGGACCTTGCCTCCCTCGGTCAGGCCGACGTAAACTTTGATGAAATGATGCCCGACTTTGAAGAGCGCGAAGGGCTAGCACACGGCTTTGTACGCTCTACCACACAGTTTCTCACCGCCTTTCTCCCCGCCCTTGGTGCCATGAGAGGCCTCGCTTCGATCTCTAGGATCAGCAAGGCTCTGGCCGTGGGACGAGAACAGATGGCTACCCGCGCCCTCACTGGTAACTTCGCCATGAATATCGGCGCTGGCGCTGTCTCTGACTTTGCTGTCTTCAACCCGCAGGAGGCGCGGTTTGCTGACATGCTGGAGTCCTTGGACATCAGCAACCCCGTCACAGATTTTCTCTCGGTAGACCCGGATGACACCGCTATGGAAGGCCGTCTGAAGAATGTCATCGAAGGCGCTGGACTTGGAGCCGTCGGCGATATTATCTTCAAGGGCATCAGAGCTTCCCGAGACCCCAAGGCTCTCTGGGACGACATGATCCGTGGGGACGTGAACCCCCATGTCGCCAACGCTTACAAAGACATCGAAGACCGCGTGATGGTAGGCAGGCAGGGCCTCGCAGAAGCGAAGCGTGTCCGCGACTTGGCAGTGCAAGCCAGCACTGGCGCTCCCAACCCCGGCATCGCCGCGGCACGAGCTGCTGAGCTGGACAAGCAAACCCTTTACAATGACCTGTTGGAGATCGAAGGTGAGATCACGCTGCGCAAGAAACGCGGCGGAAAAGCCCCCGAACTCCGTGAAGCACTCAAAGAGTTGCAGATCAGGAAAGAGTCCATCGAGTCTGGCATCCGCTACCTTGATGGGGCTGAGGCACAGGGCCGTTCCTTTGATGAGTATGTGGCTGCTGAGGAGGCTGACGCCGCCGCTTCCCAACCGCTGAAAGACATGCGTGCCGCCGATCCTGAGAAGTCTCTTGGCGTCGAAGAGGGACTGGCCGCGATGAATAAGGCCGCGGACACCAAGGTTGCCAACGCGACCAAGGTGGTCGAAGAGGCTGAGATGGCGTACCGCGACTTCCACAAGACTGTCGCCTACCGCTCGCCGAAGACCAAGGACCTCCGTGAGCGCCATGATAAGATGATGGACGAGTACGGATTCCCTGAGTCGGCTGAAGAGGTCAAAGCGATTCACCTTGCCATCGACGCAAAGACTGGCACCACTGTAGCTCAAGAACGGGCACAGGCGCGTGTTGTCAGCGTGGGTGCTGGGCGCAAGGTTGATGCTGATATTGACGAAGCCATCCCCGGTGGAGCCACTCCGGTAGGCCCCGACTTTGGAAAGGCTGGAGCCGAAGGTGGCAAGATTGTCGAGGGTACCCGTGGCATCTTCAACATCCACGAGGACGGAACGTACACTGTCAACGGCGTAGAGCTTGGGCGAGTCAATAAAGAGAAAGCTGAGAAGGGTATCCTGAACACTGCGGTGGCCTTCGATCCCAAGGACAGACAGCTTGTAGACATGATGACGCGAATCTTCGTGAACCGCAAGCATCGAGCGACCAAGCAAGACGTTGAGAACATGACGAAGATCTGGCACGCCAACCCCTACAACGCGCGTAAAGCCACCACTCCCAACGGCCTGACCCTCGCGGTTGCTGAGATTCACGGGAAGCTCGCTGAGCTGTACCCGGAGAACCTTAGACCCCGCAAGCAGAAGGACACGGAAAGAGCGGGCCGAAAGCTCGTTCAAGCGTGGGGCGTCAAGTACGGCGAGACCGACCCCGATCATGTCGAGGCTGTGATGAAGCGGTTGATCGACTTGGGCGGAGGCTTCGAGAACGCTGACCTTACGATCTCCACCGTGATGACGATGGAGGAGACCGCTGTCAGACAGATCGACAAAATGGCCGACGACATTCTTATGGACCAAGCCGGCGCTGTCACTCAGTTCGACTTCATGGGCTACGTTCAGTCCCTCGCCACCATCATGCGTGTCAGGGATGGGATCGCTCACGAACTCGGCGCTGGTCTTTCAATGATGAAAAAGCGCTCGACCGCCGTGCAGATCAGCCAAGCGACGGTTGCACGAACGAACGATATACCCATTGACCAGTTCATGATGGCAATTGAAGGTATGCCGATCAAGGAAATGGCGACGACTATGAAGGCGCTGTCTGGTAGTGGGCGACAAGGAATGAAGAAGGCCATCCGACAGATCGAAGGTGAGAACGCCAGCATCATGAAGATGGGCACAGAGTATTGGCTCAATGCCATCCTCTCCGGCCCCATCACACAGACTGTCAACGTTCTTTCCAACACGTTGGTCCCGCTCTTCACCCCCGCCGAGAAGATCATTCAAGGCGTATTCACTGGGAACCAAGACGTTGTGAATGGCGCTCTGAAAGAGTACGCCTCAATGACCGAGGGTTACCGAGCCGCTTTCCGAATGTCCGCTGATGCGCGAAGTGACTTTTGGACGAACATCAGCGAGCAGATGCGTAGCGTCCCCGGCGCTCAAGCCAAGGCTTACATCATCGCGCAGAGACATGGCCAAGATATGGGCGGTGTTTGGAAGTCCTTCATGACTGGGGAAGCCCAGCTTATCAAGGGTGCTGACCAGTTTGACATTGGTGACGCAGCCATCACGGCGCGTGGCATCCGCGGTAGGTACTTCAACAACGGCGAGGACGGCCCTCTTCAAGACGGCTCCCCCGGCGCAGCACTGGTCAACGGTGTTGGCAATCTCATCCGTATGCCCGGTCGCCTACTCACCACTGGCGACGAGCTGGCCAAGACTGTCAACTACCACATGGCCCTCAACCGCCTCAGCTTTGAGGACGCACTGGCACGGAAGCGTGCTGGTACCATCCTCACCGACGAAGCCTTTGACAACCACATGCGCAGCCTCGTCCGCGACGTACCGGATCACTTTCAGAACCAAAGTCTCGATGACGTGACTCGCACCTCGTATGCCGAGATGGACATGCTCGCAAAAGAGCAGGCGATGAGGAACACATTCACTGACCCGCTGAACGATGGCACCCTTGGTCAGTCAATCCAGCGTGCGGTTGTTGCTCACCCCTACCTCCGCTTTGCAGTCCCGTTTGTGCGGACCCCTGTCAACCTCCTCAAGTTCAACATGGAGAGGACCCCGCTCGTGGCCGTGTATACCCGCCGCTTCCGAGCCGCTCGCAAGGCCGCTCTCAAGGAAGGCGCAAATCAGGAAGACAAGGTAGCTTACCAAGCTGCCAAGACCCGCATGTTCGTGGGCACTGGTGTCTACCTCGGCATGTACGCCGCCGCAAGCAGCGGAGTACTGACGGGCAATGGCCCCTCAAACTTCGATGAGAGGACCGCCCTCCGAGCAACTGGATGGCAGCCCTACTCTGTCAAGATCACGCAATCGGACGGTTCGACCAAGTACGTGTCTTATAACAGATCCGACCCGTTCGGTCTATTCATGGGCATCGCAGCTACAGCTTCCGAGCTGATGGGCTCGATCAGTGAGAACGATAGGAACAACCTTGCTGAGTCGCTGATGGCCGCTCTCGCTGAGAGCCTCATGTCCAAGTCCTACTTCACCGGCATCACGGCCATTGTGGCCGCGCTTGACCGTCCTGACGAAAGACTTGGTGCAGTCGTGAGCAACCTCGGAGCCTCGTTTGTTCCCAACTTTGTATCCTCCATCAACAAGACTGGCCTCACCCCCTTCGCCGCCCCTGACGGTATCATGCGAGAAGCTGATACCCTCATGCAGAAAATCATGGCGAAGACCCCCGGTTGGTCAGACAGCCTCGCACCCCGCCGCAACATCTTCGGTGAGGTGATCTCCTACGCGATGGGGTTCGGACCGGACACGTTCAGTCCCTTCCAGTCTCGTACCTCTGCCAACGACTCGGTGAACAAAGAGATCGCAAGGCTGGCGAAGGACGCGGACTTTGGTCTCAACATGGGTGCTTATGACAGCATCGGTGACATCGAGCTGACGGACTCACAGCGGGACAGGTACATTGTGCTGACCGCTGGTGACCCCAACCGAAATGGCTCCACCCTGCGGGATGACATTCGCAAGCTGATCGAGTCGAACAAGTACCAAGCAGCGGACGACGGACCTGACGGCAAGCAAGCCCTCATCAAGAGGCTTATCCGTAAACGGCGAACCCGCGCGCAGAACGCAATGAAGCGGGCTGACGCCGCCTTGGCACTCGCAATCAAAGAGCGAAGGCGGAGAGCCAACCTAGCCAAGAAGACGAAGCTCACTCGCCGGGCTGGTCAGCAGGGCAGATCGCCCAGTGACATACTCGCCGCACTCACAACCACACCTGATAAGTTCTCGTAAGGAGTCCAGCTATGGCAACCTATTCCCACACCGTCATCACCCCGAGTGACGACGTTACAGTCGAATATACGATTGGGTTCTCATACGCGAGAACCGACGACGTGAAAGTCTACATTGATGGTGTAGAGATCGACAGAGGTACAGACGCAGATCAGTGGGTCTATAGTTCCGCAGGAGCTAAGATCACATTCACCTCGCCTAACCACCCCACGTCTTCACAGACACTCACCATCAAACGGGTCACTGACATCTCTGACTCCACCACTGTGTACTCCGCTGGCACCGGCTTCAGCCACACTGACGCCAACGCTTTCATCAACCAGCTCCTCTACGCGATTGACGAGCTGCAAGTCCCGGCGTTCGACTCCGGCTGGCAGAGCGTTGCCACCCTCGTTGACGGCGAAGTTGACATCGAGTACCTCCACGGCCTCGAAGCTGTCCCCACCCGTATTCTGATTCAGTACAAATGTACGGACACTGAGCTTGGCTACGAGACTGGTGATGTTATCACGGCAGCCGAAGCCCTCATCGGTGGCGTCTTCCCTGTCTCGACTACAGCGTTCACCGCGACCTTTGAAACGATCACCGATCTACGGTTCTTCAACGTGACCACCGGCGTTGCCACAACGGCTGACGACGCCAAATGGTCCTACCGCATCTTGGCGTGGAGATAATCATGGCCCTTACACCTCAGGAATCACAACAGATGGGCCGGATTGAAGCGGGGGTAGAGATCCTCGTGGACCGTGCCGACGGGCAGGAAGAGCGTGTACTCAAACTCGAAGGCTCAGCGTCTAAGATCAAAGGTGCGCTGTGCATTCTGTCCTTGCTTTTAACAGTTGGGTGCGCGTGGCTTATCGCTGGGTGCGCCCACTACCACAACACGGACTACTACCCCAACGGCGCAATCGCTCAAGAGACCGTCAGCACCGTTCTCGGATCAGGAGAAGCTACCATTCTCGATGGTGACGATCTGTACTCAACACGAGACAACGGTCTCTCTGACAACGCACTGGAGGGTGTCGAAGCCCTCGTAACCGTGACGCCTCCCGCCGCCGCTGTTGTATTGAGCGAAGGACTCTTCGGAGGCATTGGGAGGATCGTCGATGAAGTGGTGGAGTGACTGGCGTAAGAAGAGGAAGAAATCAAAGAAGAAGAAGCAGCGGGCGAAAGACCGTAAAAAGCGACAGGTGGCTAGAGCTGCATATCACGCTCTCAATGACATTCCTGATCGCTTCATTGATGATGGTTGCAGCTACTCGCCTGACTCCATATTTCATAACGAGATTGGGTGGGCATGTCGCATCCACGATTACCGCTACTGCTCTCGTTCAATGGGTCCGCGAGATATGGAACCGCACTTGAGACTGGCAGCAGATAAAGAACTACGAGCGAACATAGCCCTCTCTGTCCCGAAATGGTTGGGCTGGATTCGCTGGCTCTACTACCGCGCTGTGCGACACTTCGGCAGTCAGACCTCGTGGGACTCCTGCGGGTACGATGCGGGTGTGAGGTGCAGACATAACCTACTCCGTCCTCGATGGATGGACCGACAAGAATCGGAGAAACTATGAGCAAGAAAGCTACAAGCGAAGAGATGGGCACGCTCCACGACGAGCTGGCTAAGAAGCTAACCGACATTGTGAAGAATGGAGAGACCGTCATCAAGGCGGGGGAACCTCACCGTGTCCCTGCTTCCGCCGCTCTCCTCGGCGTTGCAGCCCGCTTTCTCAAGGACAACAACGTAGTCTGCGCAGACGAGCTGCCCTCGGCCCCTATCACAGGACTCGATCAAGCCCTCAAGGATTTCCACATTCAGGAAGACGAAGACGAGCTTCCCACGTTCCCAAATTGACATGGCAAAGTCAGTCAAGGAAAAGCAATTCCTCTTCGCAGCTCTGATACCTGAGCTGATCCGGCACGCCTTGGACACCTCTCACAACGTAGCTTTGAAAGAACTCCTCCGTACCAAAGAGCAGGCTGAAATATACGCCGCACAAGGTAAGGGGATTAAGGGCTCTCTTCACTGCAAGGGCTTAGCGCTCGATTTAATCCTCTTCAAACAGGGTAAACCCCTCTGGGACACGGAGTCTTATAGGGAATTGGGAGAGTTCTGGGAGAGTCTACACCCCCTCTGCTGTTGGGGTGGACACTTCCGTCGCCGCGACGCTTACCACTTTTCAATCACTCACAATGGAGTCAAATGATGAAGAACTTTTTCAAAAAGGTATGGGCGTTCTTCACCACCAACTGGACGCACATCAAGTCAGCCGCACGGCTGGTCAAGTCTGTGCTGTTCGTAGGTTGGCGACAAAAAGCGCCTCATGATTGGGTGCAGACCTCAACCCTGGACCGGAAGCACAGCCGCGTTTACGCGCGCTGTTCCCGATGTGGAGCAACGAGATGATGGCACTACTACAAATTATCGCAGCAATTCTAATGCTGATGTACTTCGCAGCTCCGTCCACCGCGGAAATGATCGTCTACGGGTGGAGAAGTCCCGAAGGGGCATATGAGTTCACCGACGACATCAACCGCGTACCTGTCGCTCATCTTCACAATGTGCAACGTGTTGAGATCGACGGTCTCGTGGGCTACAGGTACTTCACTGTTGACGACTCACCCTTCACACCCAAAGAGCTTGAAGAGGCTGACGAAGCCCTTGTTGAAGAGGCGCTGGAAACAGCCGTAGAAATCGAAGAAGTAGTAGTTGAACCCCGACGGCGCAAGCGCCATCGCAGCGAAAGGAATTAAATATGTGTGGTGGTTTTCTGAAAGCAATGATTAACTCGACGAACCCTCTCTCCCTTGCCGGGATTGGTCCGAAGAAGACTCTTTGGAACAAAAACCCGAACCCTGAGCAAGGACCCACAGAGCAGATTGGTCTGCAAGCGGCGAGAGAAAACAAACCCCTCCCCACCTTCCGAGCTGAGGGAAAGACTGGTACAGGAACCCGTCCCAGCAGGGGCCTAACTATTAGGTAGGAGAACGTAATGGCGTCAGCAGCAGCCTTGGGCAAGGCACAGGCCGACTTCCGAATCTTCCTGTTTCTCATCTGGAAGCATTTGGGTCTCCCTGATCCGACGCCCCGACAGTACGAGATCGCAGAGTACCTTCAACATGGCCCGCGACGTAAGGGCATCCTCGGCTACCGGGGCATTGGCAAGAGCTGGATCACCTCGGCCTTCGTCCTCTGGCTCCTGTGGCGGGATAGCGAGTTGAAGATCCTCGTGGTCTCTGCTTCAAAAGAACGTTCTGACTCCTTCTCAATCTTTACCAAGCGGCTCCTCGCGGAGGTCGATTTTCTGAGTCACCTTGCTCCCAATCCCCGGATGGGTGACAGAGATTCCAACGTAGCATTTGATGTTAGAGGTTGCCGCCCTGCCCATGCGCCCTCTGTCAAATCAGTTGGCATCACCGGCCAGATCGCGGGGAGCCGTGCGGACTACATCGTCTGCGACGACGTTGAGGTACCGAACAACTCCGAGACCGCAACCCAGCGGGAGAAGCTACTCATCCGCTGTACTGAGCTGGGTGGTGCTGTGTTGACCCCTGACTCACAGAACCCCGAGGGCGGCGTGACCTTCCTCGGTACCTACCAAGTCGAGGACAGCCTCTACAACAAGTTGGAGGAGAAGGGCTACGTTCTCCGCATTTGGCCCTCTGAGATGCCCGAAGAACTCAGCAAGTACCAAGGACGACTGGCTCCGTGGATTCCCACGGCTGACCTCCCCGCCGGCACGGCCCTTGACCCCGACCGCTTTGACTCCGCTGAACTCCAAGAGAGGCGCATCGAGTACGGTGGCGGCGGGTACGCCCTTCAATTCATGCTGGACACCAGCGTGGCAGACGAGAACATCCACCCTCTGAAGACCCGTGACCTCGTTGTCATGGACGTGGATGTAGACGTTGCCCCTGACTTCGTTGTCTGGTCAGGCGGTGACGCACAGACTATGGAATACCTCCCCAATGTAGGGCTCCACGGCGACAGGTTCCAAGAGCCTATGAAGATTGCGGAGGAGTTCTCCCCGTATACAGACACCGTGATGTACGTTGACCCGTCGGGACGAGGTAAAGACCAGACGGCCTATGCCATCATCAAGATGCTGAACGGTCTGATCTTCCTTTATGACTGGGGTGCCCTGCAAGGTGGTTACGAGAACTCCACTCTCACCAAGCTGGCAACCCTCGCGCGTGACGCGAAGGTCAACTCTATCATCGTAGAGGACAACTTCGGCGACGGAATGTATGAGCAACTCCTCATGCCTGTCGTCATGAAGATCATCAAGTTCAAACGCCATGACGGCGAGAAACAGGAAGGCTGTCATGTCGAAGGTCACCGCGCTACCGGGCAGAAGGAAGTCCGTGCTATCGAAACCCTTGAGCCCGTCCTTGCAGGCCACAGGCTCGTAATTGACACGGCCTTGGTCAAGCGTATCGCGGCAGCAAAAGATCGCGCTATGGACGCTGACGCCGCGCTGAAGAGCGGTTTCTTCCAGATGACACGCCTCACCAAGGACCGCGGATGCCTCAAGTATGATGACTGGATCGACGCCCTGAGTGGCGCAGTCCGGTGGATCACTGAGACCCTCGGCCTTGACGTGCGGAAGGAAGCGAAGGAACGGCAGTCTGAAAGGCTCGACGAAGAGCTGCTCAAATTTGAAGAGAGTATCCTCGGAGACAGACCTCAGGGCACTTGGACCACCAACTTTACAAAGGACACCCCATGAAACGAATTCTACTCACAGCACTCCTGACATTCGCCTTCGCGGTTCCTTCATTTGGTGCGGCCACGGGTGAGAGAGAGATCCAAGAAGAGCTGTTGAATATGTTTCGCGGGGAGATCTCTGAACTCACTGACTTTGATGACGAGCTGTGCGGAGCGGAAGATGGCACCTTCGGTCTGATTAGCACGGATGGCGTGTGGTCCTGTGAAGACGCTGGCGACTTCCTTGGCTTCGATCCTGACCTCTACTTAACCCACGCTGGCAGCCCCAACGACATGACCGTAGAGATCTGCGGTCACAACAACACCGCCGACAACTGTGCCACCTCCAACTGGGTCATCTCCATACTGGGCCGCGCCACCTTTGACGGATACGTCCTCTCGAAAGACCTCGGTATGCCCGTAGGCGAAAGTGGTGGAATGAATATCGGCGACCAAGGCGAGCCCCTCGATGGTGTATGGGTCAAGACTGGTGGCTTGTGGTCTGTCATGCGAGATGGGCGCTACTTCACTGTAGACGGTACCGCAGGACTCCCCGCATTCTCTTTTGACTCTGATATAACCACGGGGATGTACCTCTTCCAAGCCAACAAGATCCGAATAGGCGTGAACGGTGCGCCGGTTCTCGGCATCAACATCGAAGACATCACCGCGTACTGGCCGGTCCTCGGAGTAGACGGAACCGTTACCAATCCCAGCTACTCCTTCTCTGGCGCGACCACCACCGGCTTCTTCCTTTCCGGCTCTAGCCCCGCTGTTACAATCGCCGGCACAGCACGGTACTACTTCACCTCATCGTACTTCCAAACCGAACCTCTCCGCGTCAGCAACACGTCGGGCGTGGGGGAACCGGGCTTCTCGTTCCTCATCGACCCGAATACCGGAATGTACCACGACGCCGACGACGACAATGACATCCACTTTGCTTCTGGTGGTGTCCACGCCGCGACGTTGAACACTACAGCTCTCACCCTTTCAGGACAGCTCATCTTCTCCAACTCGGGCTCGACCACAGACAGCGCAGTGAGCTTTGCTGGTGACACCGGCACAGGGTTCTTCCACTCCAGTGACGGCTACATTACGTGGACCTCCAACAACTCCGCTCGCCTCCGCATTGGTGAAGTGAACGTCAAGGTCTACTCCCCGCTTCAGATTCAAACTGGAGCGGTAGGCGTTCCTGCTCTCAACTTCTCTAACGATGTCACCACCGGCCTCTACCAAGTGACTGAAGGTGACGGCGACATCGACTTCACCTCTGCTGGTGTCCACGCCGCGACCTTGGACGCCGCCGCCCTCACCCTTACAGGCGGGATTCGCGTAGCCAACGGCCTAACCGGCACCCCTTCTATAACGTTCAAGAACGATGACGACTCCGGCCTCTACTTGGTCACGTTGGGTCAGTGGCGCATGGTGAGCAACAGTAACGCGAAGTTCGAGATTGGACCTACCTACGTCAAGGCGTTTGACAACTTCTTCCTCATTGACGGCACCGAAGCTGCTCCCGCAGTAGTCGCCTCTTCTGAAACCAGCACCGGTATCTACTTCACATCGAGCGCCTTCAACGTGAGTGTGGACGGCACCAACGCCATGACCCTCAACGCCACTGGCCTCACGCTTGCAGGCACGTTGAACGCGGGTGATGGCCTCCTCGCTACTCCGGGGCTCTCCTTCGCCAACCACACCGGCACGGGGATCTACTGGCACGCCAACGGATACCCCGCTTTAGCCGTCAC